AGCTCTTGACTGAACGTATTTCTACGAAACAGAAAATTGCTGAAGCCATTTATGACTTCAAAGTGGAAAGCATACCGGTCCTTCGGGAGGACCGCGAAGCCCGTACCGCCGTTGGCAATACGGATAGTTGCTTCGATGCTGATGAGGCGCTGAAAAGCGCCTTTGAGGTGCTGGGTTGTTCTACAAGATCCACATCCGACAGTGTCGAAAGGGCCCTCGGGGCGATCGCACGATTGCGACGCTCGCGGGGGCAGGGGGGCCTTACGGCCCCCCTCACCAAAATTGTAGAATGCATACTCTACTGCTTTCTCTCTCGTGCCCGTGGGCAACGTAAGTCTGTAAAGCAGTACCGAAAATTCATCCAAAGTGCTGCGGAGTTCGCGCACCGGTTGAGTTCGGTTGAGTGCACCGGAGACCATCACTTAAAAACCCTAGGGTATTGGGTGAAGGTCTTCTTCTGTAAAGGAGTCAGGGACCCGAACTTGCCAAAAAAGCCAGTGGAGGTCACGAACCTGATTTGTCCGTTTACAGGATACCTGAAGAGGCGCATCAATAGAGCCATTGTTCAGCAAGATGTCAGCTTTCTTTATAGCCTTATGGCGACAAAGACAGTCTGGCCCGAGCCGAGCGTAGAGTCCGAAGAGATCGCGAGAACCGACCACATAGCAGATATGCTTAGTGTGAAGGATCCGGTCCCTGTTGGGCTGGCTGAGATGATTAGTGATACTTCGTTCGACGTCCTGGGTTCTCCCGGGTTTCCGTCGAAGTTCACTCCCTCTTTAGGAGCCGCTCAGGCTGTCGACGAGGAACTTCGCTTTGCGAGGTCCGACGGCGGCGCGAGTGGCCTTCTCAGAAGTTTTAAGATCCCTAGAGAGACGGATCTGACAACGGAAGAGATGATCCTTGGATGGGCAAGGAGCTTGAATCTGAGACTGAACGCTTGGAGGCAAAGGGCTATTGACGCCTGCTATGCCATTGTTCACAAGTATGACCGCTCGGTTTCTCAGGATATCGGAGCACTGAATCCAGCGTACTTCACGGAAGGTGATGAGCCTGAGTTGTTTGACACAACTGAAAGGATCGACACCATGAACCTAGAAGTTCACGCTTGTACGGTGCAAGTAATCCCGAAACCTGGAGGTCACCGTGTGATCACCAAGGGTTCCGCTCCTCTTTACATGCTAATACAGCCCGCTCAGGGCCAGATGTTGGAATCCTGGAAGAGATCCAGATTTTCCACTATGACCGGCGACCTTACGGAAAAGGTTAACCGGCTGTATCAAGCTATGCCTCAAGAACATTTTGTGTGGTTGAGCGGAGATTATAAGGCCGCGACCGACAAGTTGAAGTCTGAGTGTACAGTGCATGCACTGCGACCACTAGTTCAACTTGAAGGTTACGACGAATGTCTCCTCTCAGTGCAGCCTGCGGTTCTAGATTATGGAACCTATAGGGTCGCGCCGAACTCAACCAACCCGACAAAGCGTCTTGTCAAGAAACGGAAGAAAACCGACTCTGACCAATACGTTGCCGACGGGCCGATAATCGACCAGAAGTGTGGCCAGTTAATGGGCCACCCTTTGAGTTTCCCCCTGCTCTGTGTGATTAACCTGGCGTGTTATCGCTGGGCCATTCACAGATGGGTAGAGGAAAGCTCTCTCTGGGATTTGTCGACTCGAAAGCTTATCGCAAAGGTCATGAGAAGGAATTGTCTCGTCAATGGAGATGATATTCTCTTTCGTTGTCCCCGAGACTTCCCACCAATTTTCTATGAGGTGACGAGGAGTGCAGGACTAGAGGTTTCAGTTGGAAAGAATTACGTAAGTGATAATTTCGCTCTGATTAACTCAGTAATGCACGTCCTAGGTGAGCATAAGAAAATGGTTCGGAAGGGTTACCTTAACCTTAGACTTGTCTTTGGAAAATGCGACCCTTCTTCGCCAAATTCATTGCCGGCCACGCCAGATATGATTGGGAAGGATTTGTCTCAGATGGTCCAGTTTTGCCCATGGACCATGGGTACCGTACCCCGAGCCTTCAAAAGCTGGGATGCGAAAATCTTGCCAAGATTCAGACCCAATTGGTACTTACCCGTCCATCTAGGAGGGTACGGTCTCAACTACAAAGATGCTCCCAAGTCGTGGAACGTGTCTCGTTTCCAACGGAAGTTAGCGTCTTTGTTTATTGATGATCCCGAGCACGAGGAGATGATACCTTTCATCCACCCGGCCGCAAGGACCATGGATCTGAAGCTCTTTAAGCGTTTGCCTGCCAATTTCTTGGTTTGGCCATCAGCATTTGTAGAGGGATATGAAGCCCTCGTAGACCCGGCGCGAGCTAGCGTGTCTGCAGATGACTGGCTTATAAGAGCAGCATATGTCACACATGTCTCCAAGCTTGGAAAGAGTGTGGAGAACGTTGCACCGACCTATCGAGATCTCTCGAAAAAGGCGGTAAAGCGTTCCTCCGCAACTTATAAAAAGTTGGGGGAATGGTGGAGCATCACTTACCTCAGTGATGCCAGGGTTGATTGCCCGCCCCTGAATCCTCTCCGGATCAGGCGCACTTTGCCAATTCACTCTTAGACCTGAGCACAGACTCATCAAACTGATGGGGTTCAATGTTTCATGCCCAAAACGGTGTCATCTGGTATGTCTTACCACCTGGCTTAATACTTCCGTACTAACCAAAATGTCGAGAGACTGCACGGCGCACCCATGTGTGAAGTAGAGAAGGATGTCTTCCTAATCCTATCCTCATGGTTACATTGAATGTACAGTCCACCCATTGTTGTGGGTGGATCCCATATGACAACAAGAGCAAAGACACAAGCAAAGGGAACTGGTAGATCCCTGGGTGCTCAATCCCAGAAACCCTCCAAAACCACCATTCTTGCACCCGTCTCAAAGGGTGTCAGGTTAACGGTTAAACCACCTACCTATCCGCAATCTACGGAGGGCGGTGGTGCCGTGAGAATCCGTCATACAGAGTATATCAGGGACATTCCTCAGTCCACTGGTTTCGCTCTGCAAACGGGGACCGGCATTGCAATCAATCCAGGAAATGACCAGTTTGGCGTTTGGATTTCTGATATCGCTATGAATTGGGAG